GTCTAAGGCATTAGCTCCAACCGCTACGTTTGAAGTTCCAGTTGTGTTTGATAGTAAAGCTTGCATTCCTACAGCAGTATTATTACTTGCTGTCGTATTGTTATACAAACTCATAAAACCTACAGCAACATTTGTATTGCCAGTTGTGTTGCTGTACATACTGTCAGCACCTAAAGCTGTATTTTGTTGCCCACTATCATTTGCTTGTAATGATCTATAACCAATTCCAGTTACGTTAGATCCAGTTGTGGTTGAATCTACAGCTTGTGCACCTACAGCAGTATTATTATCGCCAGTAGTAATGGAGGTTCCAGCATTCTTACCAAATAATGTGTTAAAGAGTGCGTTATTGCCACTAAAACTAGAACCAGCACCTGTACCACCTACAGTATTATCATTTGAGTCACTTAAAACACCTCCACCACCATCTGCAAATTCTAATTGGCCTATAGCAGTTGAACCCGATCCAGATATACTTTTTACTTTTAAAAACTTATTAGCAGCAATTTGATTATCAGGCAATTTTATTGTGTAGGACTGACTAGCAGAATGATCTGGTGATTCCAGTTTTACACCATGAGAGTTTTGTGAACAATTAAGCTGTAATTTTCCATTTAAGCTACTTCCATCACCTTTAATTTCTACAGTGCCAGATCCATTTGGATTTAGTTTAATATTGCCATTCGATGTTGAAGTATTTAACTCGAACGCTTGCAAATCAAGGTTGCCCCCAAGTTGCGGGGAAGTGTCCTCAACTACATTTGAAATACCACCAGATCCACTACCTAAAGATCCCCATGCACCATTGTTATACCCTTCGAAGGTATTTGTTTGACTATTGTGGCGTATCATACCCACTGCTGGACTACCGTCTCTCTGAGCAGTTGTTCCAGATGGTAAAGTTATCGAAGAAGTAATATTAAATGTTGCTCTTGCAGTAAAAGTGTTGGCAGATGAAAGTGAGGCATGACCAAAGTTTGCAAGACTTACATCACCTAAACTTACAAACGCATTATTAGCAGCATTTCTAATTTTTAAAGTATTACCATCTATATGTGGAACGTAAGCTGCAACACCTATCGACATTTCACCAGAACCTTGATTCAAAGTACTGAGTGCACCAATTACCTGGTTTAATTTTGTTCGGACGACAAGACCTGTACCATTATCAACGGTAAAACCTGATCCTCCAGTATTATCAACTCTTGCCATTTAAAAAAACAGTAATTTTTCTTAGTATATCTGTTTTATCCACCTTTACCAAACCCAACAGCAGTAAAGTTAAAGTTTCGATTTATTGAACTTCCAGAACTATTCTTAAAATGAACAGTAAAGCCTGTAGAACTAATATTACTTAATTCAAAAATATCTCCAGATGCCATATTCAAAGATGTAATTCCAACAGACGGTAAATGTGAATTTGCACCTAACAAACTGCTAGTTCCCACAAAAAAAGGATGGTCAAAGGTAACATTTTTAGCACCTGCTCCAGATGCAATAGCTGTTGCGTTTTGTTCTGTTCTTCTCTGCAAGCTTGCAGTATAACCTAATTCAGTTACTTGTATATCCTGTGCTGGATCTCCAGAAGTTAGATTTGCTCTGAATTGGAATCCTCTACCTCTATAAGTTCCATTTGCAAATTTCTGAAAATCTGTGTAAGTAGGTGAACCAGAATTGGGATCATCTGTTGTTACTCTAACAAGCATATCTGCGTTCACATCTACAGAAGCAGTACCATCAAAATCCTGTAAATCATCTATTAATCCTCTACTGTCAATCAAATCATTAGGATATATTGCCTGTGATTTAACGTGTTTTTTAAGATCAAGAGCAAAAACACCTCCTAAATCTAAAGTAGTACCACCAGCAGTTCCACCAAAATCATAATTTCCAGTAGGACTTACACCACCAAGATCATCTAAACTACCTTCTGCATCAAAATCAGTAATATCATCAAAAACACCTGTACCACTTAAGTTTATAGAATTACTGACAGGATCAAAACCAATATTAGTTTTTGTTCCCTGAAACTTAGGACTATCTTGATCCTCTCTTCTAGTTTGTGTAATAAGTGACGGTTGTGGGTCTGGTAAATCTATTACAACACTTGTTTCTCCAACACTAAACCTCTGACCATCATCTTGTGCTTTTAAAATTACCTCACCTTCTAATATTGGAATCTCAGCAGAACTTGTATTACCAGATAAAGCTTGAATTAAATCTGTTGCATTGGAAAATGTACCAGTGCCATCAGTAACAGGTGTATGTCTTACATAAATACGTCCTCCAGCAATTACATCTGCTTCCGTAACAGGATTCCATCTTATTCTTGCAAGTTTATCTGTTATAGGCTCAAATGTAAGACCAGTTATATCAGCAGGTGGTGCTGTCTTACCCACAGCATTAAATGTTAAGATTGCAGGCGTTCTTGAAGGTTGATTTAAAGCATTAAAACTAAATACTCTAAATTCATATGTACCGACATCTGTATTAAATATTTCAGCATTACTTGATGGTGTTTCAATTGTTTTAAATGCTCCATTATTAGCTCTAAATTGTACCTGGTATTTAGTTACTCCAGCCTGTGGCTGCCAATCTAAAATAATTTTTGGAACGGCAGTACTATTAATAACAACAATTTTTTCTGATGCATTTAAGCCATCTGGTGCATTTTTTATTTCAGTAAGTGTTGTTATATTACGCACTGGCATTGCAGTGCCATCTTCTACAAAGGCATATTTAGCACTGTCATGCTCAAGAGCAGTAATAGTATATGTTGAATCCTCATTCTCTTTTACATTAACAACACGCCATGATGTAGTTTCAAGAGTGCTAGTTTCAAAAATATAAGGTGCATTTACATTTGGAGCTTGGCTGAAAGCAGAAGAAACGGTAATTGTTTTACCAGAAATATTTGTTATTGTTTTTGTTTCTAGTGAGCCATCTGGCAATATTACAGATAAAGTAGGATTTTCACTTACTGTTGGCACGTTTGTATTGTCAGTATCATCAATAACTACTGTTGTAGTATTAGTGACAGATTGCAATAATCCACCTCTTCTAACACCTGCTTTTAAGTTGTCAGATATTTCTATAACATCACCAGGTCTTACTAAAACACCTGCTGCAATTGTTGTTGTAAAAGAACAAGTATCGCCAGAATTTTGCTCATTATATAAAAACCATCGCCCTAATCTTCTAGCTTGATTTCTACTTGTTGTTGCAAATGCTTTTATATTTTTTACAACTACACCATATTTAGTTTGCAAAGAACTAGATGCTTCAACAGTTTCAATATCAAGCTCCTGAGTCGTCATGTCGAAATAAGTTACATTTATAACTGTATGCCTGGTTTTATTACTTGAGCCAGTATATAAAAATCCTTCATCGGTTACATTTGCATTGTTAAATATATAAGTCGTAGCTTTTGGTGAATCCTGTGATATTTCAATACTGCCAGCAGCATAATATGGCATAGCTCTCATAACACTGCACAGTGAATTTATTAAGCCATACGCCTCTTGTGATTGAGTAATATTTACATTACAACTAAATCTAGGCTCAGTAGAACCAGTGCCACTTCCATCGTCAACTTGTTCACCGCAATATTCGCTAACACCTTTGAAAGTAAATTTATCAAGATTAGTTAATGGAATTGAACATCCATATCTAGTGTTAGTAAGTAAATCAAAAAGAATCCATGCTGGATCTGTTGTCCATGCTTTATCAGTTTTAAAAGTGCCATTCCATGTACCAGAATATGTTATTGATCCATCTGTATTATTTACTGTTGCATTATTTGGTATTTTTACTTTTATACCTCTAATACGATAAACACGTTTTGGTACTCTAGGAAATTGTTCTGCATTAAATCTTAGTGCTACATGAGCAGTGTCAGGATAAGAGTTTTGTTCAAAGATTATATTTGTAGCAGAATGAAAAGAAAAAGCATTTACTAATCTTGCATTATCGCTATCAGCAGTAACTCTTTCTACTCTAATTTGTACTGGAAATGAGGTTGTTGATTTTAAATTAATTAAATAATCTCTAAAATAATCATTCGTAGAACGTCCTGTCACTGTGTCATCAATAACTGTTGTTGTTGTGCCATCATTTTCAATTGTTTTTATGAGTAAATTTACAGAAACACCATTTATATCACCGTTATCCTCAAATTTTTGCATTGACGGAAATCGTAAAGTTACCCTTACAGCATTGATGTTGGATTGGGTTACAGTATGTGTAACAGGAGAAGACACAATAACTGATGTTGCGATAGGTACTTCAGTTTCAATATTTTTTATACCAGATATAAAAGTCTGACTACTTGTACCTGTTCTAAATTCAAACCCTACATCTTTGTAATTAAAATCAGTATCAACAGGAGATGTATTACTAGCAGCCTCTTGCAAAATTTGTGTGCCATTTAAAAAAACATCTTTTAAAAATGCATTTTTATATGCTGTTGATGATTTATCAGTAATATTAGCTTTTGAAGCAGTGGCAGAACCTTCTATTTCTCCCTCACCTAAAAGTTCAACAATTGTATTGAATTGCTTTGACGATAAAGCACCACTAGGTAAATCAGGATTGTTGAAAACTGTATTTTGATTAAATTCTTGTATAGCCATTTAATTTGTTCCTTCTACTTGAACTGTATCAACACCATTAGATACCACAATAGAGCCGACCAGTATTTCTCCATATACTAAATTAACGGGAACACCTGCATTACTAATATTGGTGAGTCCTGTAAATGAATAGTTAGAGGCAAGAGCAGAAGGGTCTAAAGAATCCTGTCCAGTAGGTAAATTTGTATTTTCTTGTGGTGCTAATATTTCATTAACTCCTTGTAATATTAATGTAGTTCCAATATAGGTAACAACTGTTTGAATTATTTTATTTTTAATATATTCTTTCGCACCATATTTTAAAGCAAAACCTAAAACAATTGAAAAGAAATTACCATGAACAACAGGTATTATTTTTATATTTTCTTTTGTTTGTATATTTAATAAATCTTCAGTAATAACTTTTGATCCAACTTTTATTACATATAATTGCTCTGCCATATGCTCCTGTATATTTTTAAAATTGCAATATAAAAAACTAAATGCCTCTGCTGGTGAATTTAAATCAACCTCAAATTCTTTTTGACCTAAAAATTTCCTTAATTTGCCATAAACTATTATTTTTTTAAGCATTGATATTTTCTGGCAATAATAATTCTATTTTATCTGAATATGGAGAAACAAGATAAAAAGGTAAATCTATTGACTTACAACTATATTTATCAGCATCAGAAAATTTTAAAATATCTTGAGGATGACTATGGACAATGCCTACGACATCACCTTGATCTTCTGCATCAGCATAATCTAAAGGATCAATAATAAACGCAACATCTTTTATTTCGTTTGCTACATTTTTACATGGTATATATTTAATTTCATTATTTATATTAATTAAAACACCACAAGACTCTTCTGGATTACATTCTTTTGCATGCTTAATAGCATCATCTGACCAATCATATTTCATGAATTTATGAACGTGCCAACGCCAGGAAAATCTTTTCTTGTAACTTGTCTTTTAGGAAGTTTTAAATTTGTTTTATCTAAATCACTAACAAGCTCAAAATTTACATTATTTTTTGATTCAGATACTTTTCTATCTATTAAAAATATTTCTCTTGGGCATTCATCAGCAGAAGGTGTTCCAAAAGGATTTGTATTACCAGGAAAGTTAGTAGCATCAAGATCACTTGCAAGAACAGTAAGTCTTGTTAACTTTGCATTTATCAAGTCATTATGAGGTGTTACTAGATTACATAAAATTAATAAATCAGTAACTGTTATAACAGAACCACTTCTAGTTATACCACCAAGATTTGACATTGATAATTGTGGTCTAGGAATTTGACCTTTACCAGAAAATTCTGCACCATCAAATTGTATTGGAAACCTTTGATATGTATTAGTTTGCCATATTATTTCTGCGTTACTATTCATATTGCACCCAGAATGAAACCTATAAATAGTCGGAACATTTGATGGATTGCCAGTAGCGTAATGCAATCCTTCAAGTAGCTCTAGTTCAAATAATTCTAATTTAGAACTAGGAGTTATTTTTTGTAATTCTGAAACAGGTATTGCCATCTAAGGTTCAAATACTTCTCTAAATACTGCTTTTATAGTTGCTCTATCTGCAAAATTTATTTGTTTATCCCACTCCTCGCAGACAAATTTAGATGTTGAAGATTCTCCAGGTGGTTGATAATCAAAATTTTCGACACCGTTTCTTGCATCTAAAAAAGTTTCTATAGTATCAGCTTCTGTCTCTGTAATATTTTCCCATTTTAGAGAAAATATTTTAGGATTTTGTTTTGCTGGCAAGCCAAATATCAATCGTTGTTCATAACCATCACCAAGTTTAACTTTTATTGTGTTTGGTTTTGATCTTTTTTGAAGGCCAAAACTTGCATCAATATTAGGAAATGTTGGCATTATGCTAATAATCCTCCAGGTCTTTTCTGTTGTATTAATTCTGATTGTATTGCAATAGCGATTTGATTACCAAGATCACGCGATTGTTCTGTATTACCTTCAACAGAAGAACCAGAGGCATCTACATTTACTACTATATTATTTGACCCACCACCAGATGATTCAACACCTAAATTACCAGAACGTCCACGTTTTAAAGGAAGAATTGCTTCTGCCCCTGCCTCACCCATTAGACCAAAGTTACCAGAACCACCAGATCCATAGGCAAATAATTGTGGTGACGTGACTATGCCTCCTTTTGCAAACTTTTTTAAACCTTGATCATAAACATTACCTTTTGCATTCAATTTAAGATCTAAACCAAAGATATTATTTACACCCTTAAGTAAAGGCATCATTAATTTTTGTCTTATTATAATTCGTGTTATATCAGCAAGAATAGAACGTGTAAGATCTTTAAAATTTAATTTTCCTGTCATTACAAAATTTACAAAAGCATCTTCCATTCCTTTAAATGCACTAACAAAAGCATCTTGTATTTGTTTTGTTGTATCTTTTATTGAGTTTAAATATTCTTGCGCACCACCTTTCATACCATCAAATACCTTTGAAGTTGTATTACCTAAATCTTTAGTAGCATTATTTAATTCTTCTGTTGCTTGTTTTTGTTTAATAATTTTTTCTACTGCTGCATCAAATTCTGGCGACCCAAAAACTTCTTCTACAGTTTTACCTGATTCTTTAAATATTTTTGCTAATTCATTTTTATAATCTATAGCAGGTTGCAAGGCATTATTAATTGTTTTTTGTGTGTCAGGATCAATTGTTGGAATAAATGATGTTGTTTGAATATTATCAATAAAACCTCCTAAACCAGGTATTTTTTTAAAACCTTCTAATGTATCACCTAATGCTTCTATAAGCTTATTAACCATTTCAGCAACCTTGTTAAAAATCTTTGTAACTATTGTTGTGAAAGATTTAAATATACCACTAACAATATTTGCTATATCACTTGCAACTTTTGTTAAAACACGTTTTATTCCACCAAGATTATTAACAAAACCAGTTATAAATTTTTTTATAGCTTTCTCATTATCATTTAAAAAACCAATAATTTTAGTTGTTGTATCTTGAAAACCTGCACCTATATTTGCAAATAATCCACCAAAGTTTTCTTTAAACTTACTGAATTCTGTTGCTAATCTATCACCTGCTGCTGCTGGAGATGATGCTAATATTTCTGCATTTTTTCCATAATTTGCAAAAAGATGTTTTGCAAAACCCATAAAATCATCTAATGTAACCTTACCTTGCTCTAATGCTTTATCTAATTGTGCAGGTGTTTTATCCATTGAAGCTGCAAACAATGTAAAAGCTCCTGGGAGCCTTTCACCGAGTTGTTGTCTGAGTTCTTCGGCCGATACCTTACCTTTACTAAATACCTGACTTGTAGCAACCATAGCTGCACGCATATCTTCTAATGATCCACCAGTACCTCTAATACCAGAAGCGATTGATAAAAATACCTCTTGTGCATCTTCTACTGATTTACCTGCACCAACTACTGATGCTGTTAGTGATGTAAATTGTCTTACTATTACATCCTGTGGTATTGCTAATTTTTCACTAGTCTCAGCAAGAAATTGTTGTGCTTGATTAAATTTTTCAGTGTCTTTTACAACTAATGCCAAAGCAAACTTTTGTTGTTTTAAAGACGCAGTATATACACCAATCTCACCAATAGATTTACGCAGTTGTCCAACTTGTGCGCCAATAGCTGCGCCTGCTGCTGCTCCAAAAGGACTACCTGTAACAGCTAATCCAATACCACCACCAACTAAACCTTCTACACCTCCGAAAACACCACCTGCTGCAACTGCTCCTAATCCTCTTGCTAATCCTCTTGCTCGTCCTCCAATGGTTTTTCTTTTCTCCATTTTTGCCAATTCTCTATCTAATCTTCTAGCCTCTCTTGTTGCTTCTTTAAATTCTCTAGAAGTTATATCAACACTATTTGCTAGTTCTTTATAAGTATTTGATAAAGCTCTAGTTCTATTTATTGAATTAACACCCTCATTTTGTAGTTTTCTTAATTCTTGTGTAAATTTTTTAGTATCTAATCCAGCATTTTTTGCATTATTTTTTAATCCCTGTAATGAATTTGTTAAACCACGAAGTTCTTTTACACCTTTAACATTTAATATTACGTCTAATTGTGTTTTTTGATCAGCCATTATTTCTTATCCTTTTGCATCATTCTAAGTGCAGCATATTCCATTGTCTGTATTCCTTCAAACAT